GCCGTGTTGTCGTTCTCGCCCTCGCCGCCAGGCCCGCCGTCGAACAGGTTGCGAAGCGGATCGATGCAAATGATGTCGGGCGGCGTCTCCGGGAAGGCGCACCGGATGGCTGCAGCGACCAGCGACACGCCCTGCTCGTCGAGCAGCAACCGAAGCTTGGGCGTGGCGACCAGCGTGTCGCGGGCGCGGACGAGGACTTCCGGGTCCATGCGGAGATTACGCAGGCGCTCGCGCAGATAGTGGTACTGGATCTCCGCCTGCAGGTAGAACACGCGCAGCGGGCGCAGCGGCGTGAACCGCAGGAACGGAATGCCTGCGGCAGCATGGGCCAGCAGGTTGATCAGGAAGTCGCTCTTGCCGACCTTCGGCGCGCCTCCCAGCACGAGCATGCCGCCGGGGGTCAGTAGCCGTGGCGCGATGAGATCGTCCGGCATGGGGCTGGGGTCATCAAGCAGCGCGCCCAGCGAGTACGTCGGCAGGGTCGTCGGAACCGGCCGCGCAAGGCGCTCCAGGGCGGGCCCGTGGCGGTCCTCGTGGAGGCGCCATAGGCGGTCGGCTTCGGCCTTCAGGCGCTCCAGCGGCCACTCGGGCCGCAGCATCGCCGCGTTGTACTGGCAGATGGCTTCCCAGCCTTCATCGCCGGTCATGCGACCGTCGTGGACCAAGCGGATGAAGTGGCCGATCGCGGCACTGGCGCCTTGGAACCTGGTCCACGCATCCTCGCCACCCTCATGGGCCGGCGTGGTGAGCACCGCCTCGATCGACGGCTTGCTCGTCGCCGGGCTGGGTTGCGATCCGACGCCGGCGAGCGGCGGCATGGCGTCGACCCGCTCCGCGAATTCCTGCAGATGTACCTCGATGCCGGGATCGTGGCGGCGGATGGTGACCAGCCGACGGACCCCGTTCTTGTGATAGACCGACCCGGCCATCCGGATCGGCTGGTGGGCCGAGCGGAAGTGGGTATCGCCGCCGGCCTTGACCGCGATGTCGCCGCGCAGGCGGCACAGCAGTGCGAGGTCCTCGCCCTCGGCCGGCTCGCTGAGCCGCCACCAGACATGAAGCTTGTCGAGCCCGTCCGGGGTGCGCCCGCCGCTCTCGACGACCAGCGTCGGCTCGCCCAGGTGCTGGATCAGGTGGTCGAGCTTGGCCGCGATGTCGCCAGCGTCGAGATCGACCAGCACGGTCTGCATCTGCCGCACATCCGCCGATCGGGCCTTGCCGCTCTCCGCGACGGTGCCGGGCACCACGTAGACGGCGGCACCCTCCCGGGCCGCCCAGCCCGCGAAGGCGATGGCCTTCTCCAGCATCGCACCGTCGGCCTCGACCCAGACATTGTGCGGGCGACCATCGATGCCCTGCCCCTTGTCGACGAACCCGCGCAGCGGCACCCAACCGTCGCAATAGCCGAATACCAGATCGAGAAAGATCGCGATCTGCTCGGAGTCTGGTTCGGCGCCGAAGGGGTCCGCTTGCACTGGCGCGTCGTTGAAGTCGCCCCAGGGATTGAAGTGGATGACGTTGTCGTCGCTCATGCCGGCAAGCTCCAGCAGCGTTGCGACCAGGGACAGAAGCGGCACTCGTGGAAGTCGGGAGCTGTCGCGATGCGCGGCAGCAGGTCGCCGGCGTCGGTGGCCTGCAGGACACGTACCGCCCGGTCGCTCATGCGCTGCGCCAATGCGGCGTCGAACGGCACCAGTTCGTGATGCAGCTCAGCGGTGTCCTTGTTGATGGCTGTGAACAGCACCGGATTGCTGGCGACACCCGGCAGCGACGCGTCCATGTAGGCCTGGTAGATCGCCATCTGCGCGGCGTAGACCGGCTTGCTCGCGGTGACGCCCTTGCTCGACGTCGCGCGCCAGGATTTGGCGTTCATGGTCTTGCATTCCCACAGCGCCGGGAACCCGAGCCCCGGGATCGACGGACCGTCGAGGATCACGCCGTCGACATGCCCGCGGACGCGGCCACCGGCGACCGAGAAGCCGAACTGTTGGCCGGCCTGGTCGCCGCCCTTGCGCGTTTGCAGGTCGAAGCCCGCGCTGCGCAGCCAGTCGACCGCGACGTCTTCGAGCACATGGCCGATGGAGAAGATGCGCAGGATGCGGCCGTCGAACCCGGCTCCCTCGTCCTTCGGGGTGGCGGTGAACTCGAACTGCAGGGCGCGCTCGCAGGGATGGCCGAGGCGCGAACCGCCGAGATAGGGTCGCGGAGCCCGGTCGGCATCCTGCGCGACCAGGGCCCTGTCGATCGCGCCGTTGAGGTGGTCCGCCGTCTGGGCGCGGCTGTTGAAGTCCATCATCAGAAGGGCACCTCTGGGCTGTTACGAGCAGTGGCGTGCATGGCGTCCTGGAAGCCGCCGACGGCGACCTCGATCAGCGTCAGCACCTGCGGCTCGGTGAGGTCGATCAGGCGGGTGTCCCAGCCGATCTCCTCCATGATCTCGGCCACGGGCCTCATGGCGGCACGAATGGCTGCCTGTTCTTGTTCAGTCAGATCAACCATGTCGAAAGACCTCCGGGCCAGGCCGGTCCACAACGCCTGGCAAGACATGCTGCAGAAGGCCACGCTGGGCCGGGATGGCTTCTGGCGGGTCGGATCGAACCAGCCGAAGCCTCGAGAGGAGCGCGCGCAGACGGCGCAGGGCGCGACGGGATTGCGCATGGCCGGTCATGCCGCCTGTTCCAGGCTGGACGCCGTTGCGTTGAGCACCAGTGAGCGGATGGCGCCGCGGTTGAAGCGGAAGGTCAGCAGCGCGGAGGCCTTGTACCGCGTCAGGCTGTAGTCGAGCCGGCACTCGGGCGGGAGGTAGGCAAGCTGCCGGTTCGTGGCTGACTCTTTTAGCCACGCCCTGGACTTGTGCGCCGACTCGTCCGTCTCGTTCTCGTTGAGCCAGTCGTCGGCCGCCGCCAGGCAAACCGTGCGATCACCCATCGCGATGAGCCTGGGAGGAAGCTGTTTGGAGCCACCGACGGCATGCCAGCGCCCCTCCAGGAAGAACGCACCGCCCCACGCATTGAAGCCATTGGCCATCAGTGCCGCGTCGTCGCCGAAGAGATCGCACCACTGGAAGCTCGACCGGCTCAAGAGGTCGATCTCGGTCATGATGAAGGTGTCGATCGGCTCAGGCCCGCCGCCACCGCCCGATTCGAAGGTGTGCCCACAAAGCGGACAGACCATCACCGCAAGCGGCACCTCGGCTTCGCACGACGGGCAGATCTTGGTGGGCGCTTCGCCCTGTCCCTGGTACCCGTCGAGGTCGATGTCCTGCTCCAGGCAGCCGTGCAGCAGCGACGAGGTGCCGAAGTCGAGCACGATGCAGTCTGACTTGACCACGCCGGGGTGCTCCTGCGGGTTCACCGTGCGCAGCCCACGACCGACCATCTGGATCATGGTGCACTTGAACGAGCTGGGGCGAAGCAGCACGACGCAGCTGGTCGGCGGATGGTCCCAGCCCTCGGTCAGCACCGCGACGTTGACCATCACCCTCGCCTCGCCCGAGGCGTAGGCCGCCAGCACGCCCCGGCGTTCCGCGTCGGTCATCTCGCCGGTGACCAGGACGGCAGCGATGCCGGAAGCGTTGAACGCCGCCGCGACGGCTTCGGCATGGGCCACCGTGGAACAGAAGACGACGGTCTGCCGATCCGAGGCCTTCTCGCGCCAATGGGTGACGACAGCCTCGGTGACCGGCCGCTGGTTCATGATGCGGCCGACCTCGGCCATGTCGAAGTCGTCGCCGACCTTCTTCACCCGCGACAGCTCCTCGCGCACGCCGACGTCGATGACGAAGGTTCGCGGTGGGACCAGGTTGCCGGCCTGGATGAGTTCGCCCAGCCGGATCTGGTCGGCGACGTTGGAGAACACGGCCCGCAGGCCGCGCTTGTCGCCCCGGTTGGGCGTGGCGGTGACACCGTAGATCCGGCACGCCGGGTTCAGCTGCAGGGCCCGGTCGATGACCCGCCTATAGCTGTCGGCGATGGCGTGATGGGCCTCGTCGATCACCAGCAGGTCGAGGGCCGGCATGGCCTGCAGGTTCGCCGGGCGGGTGAGTGTGGGCACCATGGCGAAGGTGACCTGC